TCATAATGGTTTCTACCCCTCACGGGATGAATCATTTTTATAGATATTGGCACGATGCAGAAAGAGGGAAGAATGAATATGTTCCTACAGAAGTTCATTGGTCAGAAGTTCCTGGTAGAGATGATAAGTGGAGAGAACAGACAATTGCTAACACATCCGAACAGCAATTTAAGATTGAGTTTGAATGTGAATTCTTAGGATCTGTTGATACTCTTATTGCTCCTAGTAAATTAAGAACTCTTGTATATGAAAATCCAATAGCTAGAAGTGCTGGATTGGATATATACGAAGATCCTATAAAAGGTCATGATTACTTAATGACCGTCGATGTTGCCAGAGGAGTTAATGCAGATTATTCTGCTTTTATATTGGTAGACATTACAGAGTTTCCTCATAGAATTGTTGGTAAGTTTAGGAATAATGAGATTAAACCAATGCTATTTCCTAATGTTATATGGGAGATTGCAAAGAAATACAATAATGCATTTATTTTATGTGAAGTAAATGATATTGGTGATCAAGTGGCATCTATTATTCATTATGATCTTGAATATGAAAATCTTCTTATGGCATCAATGAGAGGAAGAGCAGGTCAAATTATTGGTCAAGGTTTTTCTGGTAAAAAGACTCAAATGGGAGTTAAGATGTCTAAGACCGTTAAAAAGGTTGGTTCTCTTAACTTAAAGACTCTTATTGAAGCAGATAAAATTATATTTAAAGATTATGAGATTATATCGGAATTGACAACATTCATTCAGAAGCATAATTCATTTGAGGCAGAAGAAGGATGTAATGATGACCTTGCAATGTGTTTGGTCATATATGCATGGTTGGTTCAAAATGATTACTTTAAAGAACTTACTGATCAGGATGTTCGTAAGAGATTGTATGAAGAACAGAAAAATCAGATAGAGCAAGATATGGCTCCATTTGGGTTTATGGATGATGGTTTAGGTGAAGATAGTTTTGTTGATTCGGAAGGAGATAGGTGGCATACAGACGAATATGGTGATCGTGCATTTATGTGGGAGTATAGGTAAAGCCTATATTTTAATAAATAATTTTTAGATAAATCTGAGAATCGGAGAACAAAAGCATGGCTACTCCTCAATTGTCTCCTGGTGTGTTAATAACATCGGTGCAATAGCAGGCCCATTTAGAATAGGCCCTATCGACGAACCAATTGATATTTCAACTGAAGAAGACCTAATTGCTACCTTTGGTAAGCCATTGTCTACAGATGCTCAATATGAGTATTGGATGAGTGCAGCATCATACCTTTCATATGGTGGCGTATTAAAAGTTTGTAGAACAGATAGCACACATTTAAATTCAGCAAACGCTGGTGTTGGAGTTGCATCGGAAACATCAACAAAGATTAAGAATTACGACGACTATCAAGCAAATTGGACGTCTTCTGCCGATTACTCATGGGCAGCAAAGACTCCTGGTTCTTGGGCAAATGGTTTAAAAGTTTGTGTTATTGACGATCTAGCAGACCAAACATTAGGAATTACAACTGATAACCTTTATAAAGCAGGTTGTATTATTGGTTACGGTGTTACTGCACCTCTTTCATCTGTTGTAATTCCTGGAGCAGGAACAACTTCAACATTTACTGGATATTTACAGGGTGTTGTTACTGGAGTATCAACAGATTCAACCAATTCAGCATCAACCTTCCAAGTTAAGATTACTCACCGTGTAACTGGTGCTGGTGGAACTGGATCTTATGCTAGAGATAAGATTGATTATAAAGAGGGTGCAAGATATGCTGCCTTCGATACATCAGACGTTCTCTGGTTTATGAACCCAACAGGTCTTACGACCAGTACACAGGGAACACAAATCGCAGCTCAATCAATAAGTGTTGCAAGTAAAGCTGATTGGTATAATTCACAAACTCTAGGTTTAGAGAATTCAACAGTATATTGGAAATCTCTTGCACCAAAACCAACTTCTAATGTTTATGTAACAGATAGAAATGGTGAAGGTGATGGAATCCATGTTGCTATTGTTGATGATTATGGAACAGTTACTGGTATTAAAGGTAATGTTATTGAGAAGCATATAGGTCTTTCTAAGGCAATTGATGCAGTATCTTCTGTAAATTCTCCTCAAAAGAATTACTACAAACAGTATATTGCAGATTTCTCAGATTATGCTTATGCTGGATATAATCCATCTAATGCGAGAGATAATCAGTGGAAGACAGAACCAAGATCAATTGGATTCTCAACTGGATTTACTAATTACACAACCTCTGAAGGTCTTTGGGGTCTTAAAGCACAAGACACTAATTTCTCTGCAATCGGAAATGTAACTTATACATTCGGTGGTGGTGAAGATTATCAAGCAGGAATTCCACTTGCAGGTGATAATGGTGGAATGAGAGCAGAATTGGGTGATCTAATCACATCATATAATGAGTTCTCTAATAAAGATGAAATTCAAGTTGATTATCTGATTATGGGCCCTGGCCTTGGATCTAAGGATCTATCACAGACAAAAGCAAATAAACTAATTGCAATTGCTGGTGCCAGAAAAGATTGTGTTGCTTGTGTTGGTCCTCATAGGGCAGACATTGTAAATATTACAAACTCAACAACTCAGACAACTAATCTAATAGATTACTTTAGTCCACTAACTTCTTCCTCTTACGGAATCTTTGATAGTGGTTACAAGTATACCTACGACAGATTTAATAACGAATTTAGATACATTCCAACCAATGCTGACGTTGCTGGTCTAATGTGTCGCACGAATATCGTTGCTTATCCTTGGTTCTCTCCTGCTGGTCAGCAAAGAGGTATGATTAATAATGCTATTAAACTAGCATATAATCCTACTAAGGATCAAAGAGATCAACTTTATCCACAAAGAGTTAACGCTATTATTACAAAACCTGGCGTTGGTACTATGCTCTTTGGTGATAAGACTGCTCTAGGTTATGCGTCTGCCTTCGATAGAATTAATGTTCGTAGATTGTTCTTAACAGTCGAACAAGCATTAGAAAGATCTGCTGAAGCTCAACTCTTCGAATTGAATGATGAGTTAACAAGAGCAAACTTCAGAAACATTGTTGAACCTTATTTAAGGGATGTTGAAGCAAAACGTGGTATCTACGGATTCCTAGTTGTTTGTGATACAACAAATAATACTCCTGACGTTATCGATAATAACGAATTCAGGGCTGATATCTTCTTAAAACCTGCCAAGTCTATCAACTACGTAACACTTACGTTTGTTGCTACTAGAACTGGAATCAGTTTTGAAGAAGTCGCTGGTCGAGTTTAATCATCTATCTAAATAACTAAGGAGGCTTAATCAATTATGGCGACATCCAGACCAAACAAAAATATTTCACAGTTCAAGTCGAAACTGATAGGTGGCGGTGCAAGACCGAATTTATTTGAGGTAGAATTGACAACTCTTCCAGCTAATGTTACAGCAAACTGGGATTCAGACGTTTTTAACTTTATGTGTAAAGCGGCTCAATTACCACCACAAAACATTGCTAACATTGATGTTCCATTCAGAGGTCGTATTTTTAAAGTTGCTGGAGACAGAACTATCGACAACTGGAGTGTTACTGTTATTAACGATGAAGATTTTAGATTCAGAAATGCATTTGAAAATTGGACACAACAAATTGCCAATTTAGATGATAATATGGGTGCAACCGATCCTAATTCTTATATGACTAATGCGACTGTTTACCAATTAGGTAGAGGAGGTCAAGTAAGTTCTAGTAATAATAGTGGAACAGAGAATGCAGTTCTAAAACAGTATACTTTCCAGAATATATGGCCAGTAAATGTGTCAGCTATTGACTTATCTTACGATACAGGCGATACTATAGAGGAGTTTACTGTTGAGTTTGCTGTTCAGTCAATTAGTTTGACTGGGGCTGGCAATCCTAATTAGAGACTAAATAGTAGTATAAAGATAAAATTAAATCATGGCTAAGTTATTTGGGTTCTCGATAGAGGACACCGAACCACTATCTCCTACGACGGTTTCTCCCGTTCCTCCAAATAACGAGGACGGGAATGACCATTATATGAGTAGTGGTTTTTTTGGATCTTATGTTGATATTGAAGGAATTTATAGAACTGAATTTGACTTATTGAAAAGATATCGTGAGATGGCACTTCATCCAGAAGCGGATAGTGCCATTGAAGATATTGTGAATGAGGCAATTGTATCTGATACGAATGATACTCCTATACAAATTAACTTAGATAATTTAAATGCAAGTGATGGTATAAAGAAGAAAGTTAGAGCAGAATTTAAGCATATAATAGATTTATTAGATTTTGATAAAAAAGCACATGAAATTTATAGGAACTGGTATATTGATGGTAGAATATATTATCATAAAATTATAGATTTAAAGAAACCAGAAGAAGGTATTCAAGAATTAAGATATATTGACGCAATGAAAATGCGTTATGTTAGACAGCAAAAGAAAAAGGAAGGAGAAAAGTATAAGGTAAAATTGAATTCAAGTGATCCAATGGATTATGAATTCCCTGAATTAGAAGAATATTTTATTTACAATCCAAAAGGAGGATACCCAACAGGTAATATTAATGCTACTGGTGCAAGTCAGGGTATAAAAATGACTAGAGATTCAGTTGTTTATTGTACTTCTGGATTAGTAGATAGAAATAAAGGATCAACTCTATCTTATCTTCATAAAGCTATCAAGTCTATCAATCAACTTAGAATGATTGAAGATGCTCTTGTAATATACAGATTATCTCGTGCTCCAGAACGTAGAATATTCTACATAGATGTAGGTAATTTACCTAAGATTAAGGCAGAGCAATATCTCAGAGATGTGATGATGCGATATCGGAACAAGCTTGTTTACGACGCTAACACAGGAGAGAT